GCTTGCCGACGTTTCCGCCGATTGCGGTGCCAACTGCCAGTATGGGTTTCGCGATACCTCAACGAGCGCAAACAACAACAGTTCGGCGTTGCGGATAAAGGGAACGCACGCCTCTTTCGCGCCAGGTTCAAGCCTCGCCTTGGCGTTTAACGGCGGGAGAACGTACACCGTCAACCTTGTTCCAGGGTCGCCGATTATCGCGATGCGTTTCGATGACAACGCCGAGCTGGAACAGGTGCGAAACACCAACAACGGCCTGACAAGCTCTGCTTCAAGCGGATCGCCGCAGGGCATTAGGTACGAAACGCTACTAGGCACCAGCGCCGCGCAGAATATCGTGGCCTATCGCCAACGGATTTTGGCTGTCGCCGATTGGGGGACGGGAAGCAACAGAACGACGCGAATTGAGCAGGTTAGCAGCATTGCAGGCAGTACCGTGCAACGTAGTGTAATGAATGGCGTAGGAACGTCGTTTGGCGGCGGGACAGCGGCAGGCGATCCCGACGCCGTCATAACTGTCAACGGTGTTGGCAGCTTCGGCGACGGCACGGCGGCAGCGCCATCCGTTGCTCACAAAGGCGATCTGGATACTGGAATATATTTTCCGTCTGGCGGCAATGTGGTCGGCATTGCAACAAATGGTGCCAGCAAGGTTTACATTGACACCAATGGCGTCGGCATAAATACGACAAGTTTCAGCACTGACAAGTTGCGGGTGCAAGGCGGCGCAAGCGTCAGATATTTTGGCGTCAACACAGATGGCAAGGCCGAGCAGCGCTGGAATGATGCCGCCGTTATCAACGACGCTTTCACAATTGCAAACAACGGCTTGTCCGCAAGCAATCAGGGCGTCGGGTTGAGGTTCAACCTTGATGCATCAAACGGTGCAGGAAACGAGAGCGCCTACGTTAGAGCCGTGTCGGCTGATACGTATGCCGCCGCAGGCAATCGTTCAGCATCGCTAACATTCGGGACAATCAACGCCAACACGCTTGCGGAGCGTATGCGTATTACAAGCACAGGCGACGTTCTTGTCACAGGCGTCGGCGGCCTTGGCTACGGCACGGGTTCTGGCGGGTCAATCACTCAAACTACGGGCCGCACGAATGGCGTCATTTTAAACAAGACAAATGGCGCAATCACGCTTGTGTCGGCGGCTGGATCAACGACTGAGCAAACCTTCACCGTCACGAACAGCACTGTCGCGGCTACCGACACCGTGATCGCGTCGCAGAAGTCGGGAACCGACAAGTATATCATCAACGTGTCGGCTGTTGCTGCTGGCAGCTTCGACATAACGTTCCGAACCTTTAGTGGAACGACCACGGAGCAGCCTGTTTTCAACTTCGCCGTCATCAAGGCTGTGGCAGCATGACACCAGGCACCCCCGTCCGCATCCTGTCCGACGATTGGTCAACCTTCGGCCAGATCGCCACCGTCGAACACCCTAACCCCGTCCCTGGCTCAAGCCAGATATGGCTAAAAGCTACAGACGGAACCCGCATCGTCGTGGCGGTGCATGAGGTGGAAGCGGTTGCGCAATAAATGCAAATGCGGCCCCGCAATGGCGCGCAAGAAAATAACAGGCAGATATGCAAAAGCACGGTTTTCAGCCCGGTAACAACGTCAACCCCGGCGGTCGCAGCAAAAAGGACTTGGAACTGGAAGCCCATGCACGGCTTCACGCCAAGTACGCCATCGACGTGGCTGTCGGCATCCTCATGTCAGCCGAAGCCAGCAACGCAGACAAGCTGAAGGCTGCAAACCTCATTCTTGAACGCGGCCACGGCAAGCCAAAGGAACAAGTGACGGTCACGCATGAACGTCCAGTCAGTGAATGGTCTGAGCAGCAACTCGACGCAGCTATTGCAGGCCTTGCAGGAAAAGCGGGCACGGATCCGGGCGCGAAAATCCCTCATTGACTTCACCGAGTATTCTTACGACCGCTACAACACCGGCGCTCATCACCGCATCATTGCCGAACAACTCGAGCGCGTCATGCGCCGGGACATTGACCGGCTCATGCTGCTCGTGGCCCCGCGCCACGGCAAGACGGAACTGGCCTCGCGACGCTATCCGGCGTTCTGCCTTGGCAACCACCCGACGCGGCAGATCATCGCCGCCAGTGCCTCAGAAAGTTTCGCGACAGACGTAGGCCGCGAAGTCCGCAACATCATCAAGGACGATCCCTACAGGCGATTGTTCCCTGACGTGCAGCTGGCTGAAGACAGCCAGGCGTCAGGCCGGTGGCATACCAAGCAGGGGGGCATCTTCTACGCAGTCGGCGTCGGCAGCCAGATCCTTGGCAAGGGCGCGGATGAGTTTATCATTGACGACCCCTTTGGCTCGATGGCTGACGCGCAGTCGGAAGTCGAGCGCAAGCGTGTCATCGAATGGTATCAGGGCAGCGTCTACAATCGGCTTCAGCCGGGTGGGGCGATCATCCTGATCAACCACCGCATGCACGAAGGCGATCTGTCCGGCTATCTGCTGGAACAGCAAGCCTTGGGCGGTGACAGGTGGGAAGTGATCGAGCTACCCGCCATTCAGGACGATGGCACGGCGCTGTGGCCGGAAGCCTACCCCTTGGAAGCCCTTGAACGCATCAAGCGCAACACGCTGCCGCGCTATTGGTCGGCCTTGTTTCAGCAGGATCCGCAGCCGGATGAGGGAACGTTCTTCAAGCGGGAATGGTTCAAGCGTTATGATGAGCTTCCCGCCGTCAATATCTACGGCACCAGCGATCTGGCCGTGACGGATGCAGGCGGGGACTTTACCGAGCATGCGATCTGGGGCGTGGGTGCCGACAGCACGATCTACGCCATCGACTGGTGGCGCGGGCAGACGCACGCCGCTGAGTGGATCGAACAGAAACTGGACTTGGTGCAGAAGCACAAGCCGCTGACATGGTTTTCCGAAAGCGGTGTCATCAGGCGTGCCATTGAAAGCATTCTCGACAAGCGAATGCAGGAACGGCGCACGTGGGTGACGATGGAATGGGTGCCGAGCATCCACGACAAGCCCACGCGGGCGCGGGCGTTTCAAGCACTGTGTGCCAATGGAAAAGTAGCGTTCCCGAAAGCCCCGTGGGCGGATGAAGTGATCGACCAGCTGATCTGTTTCCCCAGTGGCAAGCATGACGACGCGGTCGATGCGTGCAGCCTGATGGGGCGCGCGGTCAGTGACACCAACAGCGCCGTCAACAAGATGGCGGCAGCGCCAAAGGCGGTGGATCGGTACACGCAGCACCGGACCAGCCTGGCTAACAGATCGAACTGGAAGACGGCATGAAGAAGAAAGCCATGAAGCAAGCTAATCGCTGGGGTAAAGATGCCGTAGCGGCTTACATCGCGGTGACAACCCTCATTGACCAAACGTGGCCACGTAGGCGACGCAATGAAGGTGTTGACGTTCAAATGCAAGAGGCTTGGACGCGCCTATGCGATTTGACAGATGACGAATGGGTTGCAGCGCGGCAAATTCTGCAAAAAGCAATTTGGGACAGGCGCTTTGCGCCATATCTATACACAGCGGAAGACATCAAAGACGATTTCGACAAGCGCATTGCAAAGTTAACGTATGACAAGCCGAATAGTCCGTAATGACATATGCACAGAAAGCCACAGCCACGACAGAAGACGAGTACCTTGCCGAACTCAAGCGCAAGGCGACCGTCAGCATGGACATGCTGGACAAGGCCCGCCGCCTGTCTCAGGTCTATCAGGATTACTATGACGGCCACCAATGGACGTCGGACGAAAAGCGCATCCTCGAAGCCCGCAATCAGCCTGCCTTGACGTTCAATCACATCAAGCCTGCGGTCAACGCGATCATCGGCATTGTAGAACGGGGCCGCACGGATCCGAAGGCGTGGGGCCGCACGCCCAACGACCAGGACGCGGCGGAAGTGGCGACGGACGGCCTGCGCTATGTTGCCGACATCAGCCGCTTCAACGTCAAGCGCCGCGATGCGCTGAAGGACTTTCTGGTGTGGGGCTACTGCGCCGGCGTGCAGGAAGTGGGCGAGGATGGCGACATTACGCTGAAGCGCATCCGCCCGGAAGAGTTCTTCTATGATCCGTACTCGCGCGACGGCGACTTCGGCGACGCGCGCTACATGGGCATTGCGAAGTGGATGGACGAGGCGGATCTGCGGGACCTGTACCCTGAGCGCGTCGATCAGATCAGCTTGACCTTCGATGTCGCCCCCGGCGGCGATACGTTCAGGGACAGGCCGAAGGACGGCTGGGCGTGGGTCGACAATCGCGCCCGGCGCTTGCTCGTGTTCGAGATGTACAAGCGCAAGCAAAACGCTTTTGAGAAGTGCGTGTTTGTGGCCGGTGGCATTTTGGAAAGCGGGCCAAGCGCGTTTATCGACACAAGGACGGGCAGGCCGCGCAACCCCATCCTCGCGCAGTCCGCCTATGTCGACATGGACAACATGCGCTACGGTGTCATCAAGGACATGCTGGGTCCGCAGGACGCCATCAACAAGGCGCGCTCGAAGGCCGTGCATATCCTGAACGTTGCCAAGCTGCGGGTGGATCCGGGCCTGCTGGACATTGACAGCGTGCGCCGTGAATGGGCTAGGCCGGACGGGATCATCGAGGCCCGCGAAGGGCAGGTGCAGGAACTGGGCGACCGCAATCTGGCCCCTGCTCATCTGCAACTCTTGGCCGACGCCAAGGACGAAATGCGCCGTCAAAGCCCGACGCCCGGCATTGTAGGCCGGGGTGGGTCGAGCCAATCGGGGCGGGCGATCCTGGCCGAACAGCAGGCGGGCCTGACGGAACAGGCCCCGCTCTTGGCCCAGTTCGATGATTGGACGCTGCGCGTCTATCGCGGCTTCTGGGACTGCATCAAGCAGTTTTGGAAGGCCCCGAAGTGGATCCGCGTCACCGACGACGAGCAGGCCCCGCGCTATATTGGCCTGAACGTGCCTGCGCCGGTCATGGACCCCATGACAGGCCAGCCGCAGATCGACCCCATGACAGGCCAGCCCGCCATGCAGTTGCAGAACAGCCCGGCAGAAATGGATGTCGACATCGTCATCGACTCGACGCCTGACACGGCAGTCATTGCCGAAGAACAATTCCAGCGCCTGGCCGAGCTGGCACAGGCCGGAATGCCAATCCCGCCGGATGTCCTGATCGAAGCCTCAAGCCTGCCAAAGAAGAAACTGCTTCTGGACAAGTTGCAGAAGGCGCAGGAACAGCAGTCGCAACAGCCTGACATGGCGATGCAGGCCGAAATGCAGAAGGCCGACATGCAGATGCAGGCCGAAGCCCGCAAGATGGAATTGCAGGCGCAGGCAAAGGCCATGGATCTGCAGCGGGCCGACGAGGTTGATCAGCGCAAGACCGAGCGCGCCATGCAATTGGCTGACTTGCAGTTCAGGTACGACAT